CTTGTTCTTCGCTTCTTCCTCTTCCGTAAAGTCCTTGTATTCTTCGACTTCGAATTGTGGATAGTTCTGGTTGTTGAAGATGTTGATATTGAGCCATTCACCAACGTCACGTAATGTTTCGTGCGTAACGTGTCCACCAAATGGTAGCAACAGCGCATCAATATCCTTGCGCGCATATTCACGCGAAGATTTTGAAGTACTATTAATATCAGCTAGTCGTTTGGATGCACGAAAGATTTCCACAGCAGTATACTCACAAGTATACCACTTCTGATGATCTGGTGCGTCTTTTGGTGGTGTGAAGCCACGCTGAATGTCGTATCCACGAAGTAGGTTATAGAGCATGTAGTGTTGCGCAGATAGCGATGTGTGCTTCACGTTACGCATGATTACGTTACGGTCGAGATTGTACGCATATACTTCAACGTCTTCTCGCCATACGAGTTTGTCGCTATTGTGGAAGTCTTTCCACGCTTGTTTAAAATTTAGATAGTGTTCTTTTGATTCAAAGAATCGTGTTTTTGCATTTTCAATGTTTAAGTTTTCCATTGTGGTTCTCCTAATAAGTTTATGTTGTTTGTGAGCGAATGCTCGGGGAAGGTCAAACAACCCATTATTAGGGACCTCTTATAGCGTTGATCTATGTCATATCATTTTCTCCTTAGTTTACGTGCATTCCACGTTGCATCATTGGCAAGTGGACGTTAAAGTAGTAGTCAAGTACAAACCAGACAAACCCAATAACAATGGCAATCAGGATTCTCTTAATCCATGTACCAATTGTAACACCTACGTATAGCTTTGTCAACCATTTATTCATCTTTTATTTCCTCTTTTTGATTGTACGGAGTCATGGTGATGTACTCAAGTTCTATTGTATGCTTCGCCACGCCCTTTGTCTGTGTATAGTCAAACTCAAAATTATGTGAGAGTGGCTTACAATCAAATTCCAAAATATAATAAGGGGCCTCATCTGTACCATTTAAGCTATCAATATGTAGTGTTACTGTATGTCTATTTACCAACTTTATGATTGCTTCATGCAAAATCGTGTCTGTTGAATTCTGCACTAGAGTAACAAGCAACGTTCGATTCTTATAATCTAGTTTGATTGATTCTGTTTGGCAAGCAATTCTGTTGTGTTCCTCGTCAGTGAACCCTGCTGGTACACGAAGTCTCCAACGATACGGCAACTGCGGTTGCAGAATTCCCGTATTCTTGTTTATTAATGTAGCCATACTTTTATTTATCACTTCATTAAGTGTGGGTATAATGTTTGCGCTGATGAGGGGATTCGAACCCCTACGTCCAGGTTTTAGAAGCCCTTATCCGCCCAGCGGCACATCAGCCTTGTAATTTTCTCTTGAACTTTGCTCGTCTTAGTTTACGAACATGATCCCAAACGTCATTCCAATATTGCTTCTGTTCTTCTGGATCGTGTGTTCCAGTTAAGTCATACTCTGCTTTTCTGTTTGCTTTGCAGCCCCAACAGAGTCCTACTGCGCCTTCGCTTTCGTTGTGTTTACACGTTTCCATTAAAACTCGCACTTTTCAAAATAGATTGGATGGTATCTAGCAGAGATTTCTTTTGGAAGCCCGCCGCCATATCGAAATCGTACTGCAAATAATCCAAAATACAAAGTAAAACAGCGGCTGGTAGTTGATCTACCAAATATTGGTCGTGAACTTCTTTCAGTTGCGTACCAATCCCACCAAACTTCTCGCCATTGCATTTCAGGCGGCGGCGGAGGATTGCCATTCTTCAGTTTGTCTAAAAATTCTCGTTTCTGTTTCTTTTTAAACATAAATTTGGAGGCTCGTCAGGGAATCGAACCCTGGACACATACGTTTTAGAGGCGCTTGCTCTACCACTGAGCTAACGAGCCGTTTCGTAAATTCTATCTTTTTTCGCAATTCTCAATCCCATAAATCGTGAAAAGTTGTTATCAATTAGTCGTTGCTTAAATCTTTCTGCGTCTGTGCTTGCTTCTCCCCAAACCCAACAGCCGATAGCAGTAATTGGAATTCCTTTTTTAAAGGCGTCCATTGGGTCTAGGCAACCTACATACTTGTCTTCATACCACGTTTTTGCTGTAGTATATCCCATACAACTAACCCACCTACCTGAAACGCCAGACTGCTGTCCAAAAAAGTAATATTTCATTGCTTCTTTCGCCTAGCCATTTCGTTCCAATCAACACCTCTGTGTTTTGCGTACCACTCTTTCGTTGTGAGATTTTCTCTGTTAACTCCCTTGGACGCTTTAAGTAACTTACGACCAAGTATCAATAATTCACTCGTCTTGAATTGTGTCATTCGTCAGTTCCACTAGAATATCACCGTGACACAATTGAGGTGCGCACCAACATCCTAGCGTCTTTCCTTTTAATTTAGTCTTTATTGTAGCAAGTAATTCGGGCTGTGTCAATACCCATTCTGCGTATTGTGTCACAACTTCTTCCCTATTTCCGTCTTTTCCTATTTCGAAGGGGTTTCCAAACGGGCCAGGGCGACCAATATATACGTCATAGCTCTCTTTTTTACAGTGTACTACTTTACTCACCACTGTTTTTTACAAGATCAACTAGCCCATCAATCATAGCAGGATCGTATTCATCGTCCCCTCTGAGACTATTTGCGTAGTCTGATTCAGAAAATTCTCTATAATCGTCTGTCAGTTCTTCGCCTTTCTTTATATCTCGCGCTGCAATCCATGTATTAGATTCTTTCTGGTAAATGGAATTGGGATTTTCTGAGTGATTGATGTACTTGTCATTGTCTATTCCGATGCAAAAGTGTCCTTCCTCATTTTGCCATGCGTGAACGAATAGCCAGTTCAGCATATGTGTAGGAAGATCAGAAATTTCTTCTTTGCGAATAACACTGTCGAATGCTGGGTGAAATTTCCAGATAAGTGTACCTTCTGCTATGTCCTCTGCTGCAAATACGCCTATCCCATGTACAGATGACTCTGCCAAATATGTATCTATTAATAACATTGTGTATTCCTGAAACGAAAACAGGGGCTGTTGCAAAGCAACAACCCCCGTTATCTGGCTAGTCTTAAACTAGGCCTGCTGCGATTGCCGCGTAACCTGCTGCAACAACTGAACGAGCAGGTGTGCCAAGACGGTAAAACGTCTTTGTACGACCCTTCAAATCAGTTACTTGGTTTGCATAGATAGCGAAGCCTTCCATGCGAAGATCACTAACTGTTGCGCGAACATTGCGAACGCCAAACCATGCTGTAATCTGTGCTGCTGTTAGCCCACGATCATGTGCGCGTAGCCCTTCAAGTAGGGCGTCTTTCTTTGTCAAAATTACCATTTTATTAATTCTCCTTAAGTGGAATTTATTAAACCATTATACATCAATGGGATGCACTTGTCAAGGGAATTCAGGAAACTAAGTGTCCCAAAAGAGAATTATTAGAATTAGGAAGAAAAAGATGATACCCCACATACAGATATTTATGTATGTTTTCCTCTTTATTGTATGCGCATACAAAAAGCGCCCCGAAGGGCGCCTTAACTTGCATGGCATGTTCTGTTATTCTTTCTCAGCAATCGGGCAGTAGATAGCTTGTGTTCGAAGTGCCCGCTCATATTTACCATGTTGGCTGAAACTGAGTATGCATGAATCACTAAGATCGCAGGGCTGGAAGTGTTCGACAGTGCTTGTCGCCAGCCCACATTGGCCTTCTGGTGTTTGCATGTAGAGAATAAACCGCCCAAGACTTAATACAAGAAGGACAGCTACGATAGTCCAACATACAGCTATTAATCTGCTTTTACTCATAGCACTCGTCATCCTCTTTCAGTACATCTTCAGGAACGTAATCCATGTACTTCGCGATCAAGCGATCTTGCGCTGCAATGGTAGCAAGCGTTGCCTCAGCTTCTTCCATCGTCAGTACTACTTCATCTTTGCCATCGCGCTTTGCGAAAAATCGTTTTTGTGCTAGTGAATACATGATTATGCAGTCGCCTTCTTGGCAGCGTTCTGTGCTTCCATCAGCTTCGCTTTGCGACCATTGTGCGACAGACAAGTAAAGCTTGCAGCTTTTTCCCAAGTCTTGTCACAGATAGCTGCCAGATCAGCAACTTTCAGTACAGTACGCAGAGACAACTCAGTAAGATGGTCAACGTTATCGTACACGTAGTTGACAACATCCTTCTCAAGCTTCGCGCCCAGCTTACGATCTTTCAGCATACCAGCATCAACTACTTGCTTAACGCGGAGCAACTGCTCACGACGAGTATCAAGACAAAGATCAAGATAATGTACGCGAGACATGATTGCTTCCAAGTGAGGAGCCAGCTTACGTACTTTACACTGGTCGAACTTGATGTTAGTCAGGAAGATAATGCTGCCCTCGAACTGGAATGAGTTCGGGATGTCTGTCTTATCAAGAGCAGTAGACTCTTTCAACCAACAAATCTTACGCTTCTTTTTCGTATCCATCGCAGCCTTCAGCATGTTCAACTGAATTTCTTCGAACAGTGCAGAGTCACAATCGTCAAATACCAAAACGTTTCCAGGCTTTCTCCACTCCCAAAGCTTTTGGTACAAGCCAATTCCAGAAGTACCACCAGTAATGATTTCGAACTTCTCAGAACCATTCTCTTTAAACATGGCTTGCATGTTCAAACGATTCAGAGTCATTTCAACACCATATGACTTACCAACACCAGCGGGGCCAGAAATGATAAGACCAGTGATTTGATTCTTCTGCGCGGCAGAAGTCAAAGTTTCGATGTACTGGAAAGTTTCAGTGATACGCGCAACAGTCTGCTTGTCTGTCTCATGGAAGATTGGAGCAGATTCTTTTGTGTCGCCAGCAGGAGCAGAATAAGTACCAGCGATTTCGCCAATAACTTTAATGTCTTTTGATTTGACGTTAATACGAACGTCAGCGTTCGGGCCAGCACCAAGCTTTTCAAGTGACTTGTCGCTACGAACAGTAACGAAACCACCCTTCTTGCCTTTCTTCCATTCTTTGACCAATTCGAAAATACCAACAACATCTTGGTTGCGGTACGTGCCATTCTTAACTTCAACTTGTGCTAACATTTATGAGTCCTTATGTGGGTAAGTGCTTTCACTCAATCTATAGTACCATTATACAGGAACTATAGGTAATTGCAACCTTTTAAACAACTGAATTCTTAAGGATATCAAGCACTTGCAATTATTTTCGTTTTTATAAGGATATCAACGGGGTAACCCACGCGTAAGTCGTTGATTTATATAGGGGTAAAAATAGGAAGGATAATAAGGTGTTTTTCACCTTGTAAGGTGCTTACATTATCGTCGCATCGTCCAAACCAGCGGTTCGGAGTTTGACGATATTGTTGATTTGGAAACTCTTGGCCTCGATCCCTTTGTGAAGGCCGATCCACTTGTTGCGCAATAATGCAAACTCATTTATAAGCATTGCCATATCTGCTACATCAGAGTCGCCGTCAGCATATATTCCCGCATCCCTAGAACTCAATGCTCTATCGTTATGCTCTAGATAGTTACGAAACGCTTCGGTGCGAATTCTTTGTAGTTTGATATTGAGGTACTCTAAGATTGCTTCAATTTCTTGAAGTTGATTGTAGCGCATTTCAACGACTCCTGGAAGTTCTGCTGATATGCGCTCCATTGGTCTGCCCTTAAGACTAAGATCAGTTTTCTTTGCCAACTCAAGCTCTGCTTCGAAATGTTCGATAGCACCAGTTAAATTGCCAATGTCTTTTACAATCTTATTGTACCACATATTAGTCCGCTGTCTTGTCTTCTGCTTTGACCAGAGTAGCGTTTTCTGCCAAAGCGGCCTTTTCTGCTTCTGCTTCTGTAACCTTTATTGAGTGCAGAATTCCATTGCGCATTGCTTTTGTAAACATAAGTGCGCGAACACCCGCGTTTGGAAAACGACGATTCAATTGCATTGCGCGTGGAGCTACGTCCAAGTGGTCAATCAATTGTTGATGTAAATTTGTGATTATTGTTGGATCACAAATCTCAGTAATCAAGTCCACATCACCACCAAGTTTCTCTAGAATAAGATCAACTGCTTCCAATGCCTTTTCTCCATCGCCTGTTTCAATCTTTTCGATAAAATTTTCAATTAGTACTTTCATTAGTAATATTCATCCTCTGTTTCTTCAAGATCGTCTAGATCCTCTTCACCGAAGTATGTATGTACGGCTGCATGAAGTTCTTTGTCCAAATCTGCTCGTAGCTCAATTCCATCTGCATATCCATATTCATCACAAATACAAATAAGAGCATCAGCAGCATCTAGTCTGTCTTTCTGTGGTATTAAATCTTTCATTCTAGTCCACAATTCAATTATAAAATCATCCCTCATCTTTCTCTTCCTCTTGTATATGGAAAGCAACAATTTTACATGCATCGCAAGTTTCGTAAACGATTGTCTTGTCTTTAGCCATGCAACGACAAGTGTTAATTGTCTTATCACATTCTTTGCATTTTATTGTTCTGTGTCCGTGAATGCCCATTATACTTCCTTTTCTACCGTTTCAGTGGTCTGCTCGTCTTCTGCGTGGATTTTGTCAGCAAGATTGTAATTTTCGTTCTTTTTAATCTTGTCGAACTCATCCATCACCCTATCCAAGCAACCGTCTGTATTTAGCTTCCATGCCTTCTGGAACTTTTTAATTTCAGTTCCATCGAGTGCGGTATAGATGTAGCTATTGCCCTCTTTTCGTAACAAGTCCATGCCATCTAGCATATCGAACAGTCCAGAGTACGGATCCATTCCAGTATCATATGGAATGTGTACTTGTACGCTCTCAAATGGTTTAGCATAGCGTGATTTTACAACTTTACAACCTGCTCGTATGCCCTTTACTTGTGTAATCTTGTTTCCTGCTGCATCTTCCTTCAGTTTCATCTTCTTCATTGCTACAACAATTGAACTTGCGAAGATAACACCCATGCCACCACTGATTACATCATCGGGGTCGAACATATTTTGTGATTTATACGTGTGGTTGGTCGCAACGAAACCAATGTTCCATTGTGCGATCCTATTTACAGTTTGCTGTACGAGTGCTTTTAGGGCTTTAGCTTTACGTCCCATGTCACCCTTCATATCAGCCTTTTCGAATTGATTGACCTCTGTTGGTGTTGATAGCATACCCAACGAATCGACTACGAATAGAACTTTTGGTCGTTCTTCTTTGTCAACTCCATCATATTTTGATGCATAGTCTTTTACAAACTCATGTAAGATGCCAGCCACTTCATCGACCATGCTAATGCCAATTCGAAGTAGTTTATCTGGACTAGTATCAACGCCAACGGCGTGTAGCCATTGTTCGTCTAGCGCATTCTCAGAGTCGAGTAGTACGCAAAAGATGCCCTGTGCTTGCGCATTACGCACAAGATTACCAGCAGCAATATAGCTTTTTCCAGATCCTGACTCACCAGCAAAGCATGTGACTTTGCCTAGTGGGATTCCGCGTTCGAAATCGCCTGAAATCAAGTAGTTTAGTGTATAGTTTCCAGTACTAACCCAAGTATCGGGGTCATTGAAGCCCGCTGCGATGCCTGGAAGTGCTTTTGTAATTCCCTTCCGAAATTTATCGGGATTGAATGGTTTTACCATTTTCTTATTCTCCAGTGTAAAGAAAGGGGCGAGAAGAACTCGCCCCTATATCATTTATGCGTTATCGCGGTTGCGAATCTTAGCAAGAATGTCTTGTGCAGTTTGACTTGATGCTGTAGAAACATTTGGTGATTCTACTGCTTCTTCTACTGTCTCTTCCCTTGTTGGAGAAAGATTAGCTACACGATCAACATTTGGTGAAACTGTTGATTTTGGTGCTGCTGTAGATTCAGTTGTCTGCTGCTTGCCTGCGCCATCATACTCAAGGCCCCAAGGACGATAGTATGCAGCCCAGCGGTCTGGATCATAAAGTTCACCTTCCAATGAAGCTTCGAACATCTCAAAGATAGCTTGCACACCTTCTGCTGTTGGCTTCTTTGGCATCCAATCAGTAAGTGTAACTAGACCGTTTGTATCAACTGCTGTTAGCTGTTCTTCTGTAAGAGCGGACTCTTTACGTGACCAGCTAGAAGTGTTGTAGTCATTATACTGACCCTTCTTCGTACGGGTGATGCGGAAATTGATTCCATTGAGGTAATCTGTTGGTAGATGTTCCATATCAGGATCCATCAAAGCATTCTTCACGATGTTGTAAAGCTGCTTTCCTAGATTGATACGACGAATTGGGTTCGCTGGAACCTCATCTTCGTTCAATGGGCTATCCATTACGAGACCCTGGAAAATGTAAGAACGTTTCTTCCAGTATTTACGAGCAATTTCCTCAAGAGAGGAATCTTTGAACATTGGTCGTAGCTCTGCGTGAACAGGACATGTATCGCCCCACATTTCTACGCAAGGTACTTTAATGTAAACTCGTTTGTTCTCGTCGCCGCCTTTGACACCTGGGAATTCCAAGTTAATCATCTGAATCTCTTTCCAGAAAAAGGTATTATCTGGATCAGCGTCAGGTAGAAAGCGGATTTGTACTGTTGAATCTTCAGGAATCTCCCAGAATGGGTAGACGAGTGAACTTCCTGTTGTACGTTTGTTTTTGTTGTTATTTTCGAGAGCTTCAAGTTTTGCTCTCATTTCTGCTAGTGTAGCCATGATTATTACTCCATAATTATTATTTTTGAATGCGTACCATGTTGCCCAATATAACTGCATTATTTTTATATTGGGTTGAACGCATAGTGTTTACACATTATACACGTTCTAACTAAATCTGTCAAGTCTTTATTAACAGATACTATTATTTATCATTTTTGAAAGCAGGAAGGGCTTTATCGAGGAAATAAATTACTCTACTTCGCCTGTTCCATTACATTCTTTGCACTCATCTTCATCAAAGATGCTATCTTGTGCATCGCCAGATCCGTTACATTCTGGACATTCATTTGCGGCTGCTGGATCAGCAACTTCCGTAATTCCTGCTGCTTTCCTCAATTCGTTTAGTGATTCATCGAACTGTCCTTGATCCCAGTCATCTCCGCCCATGTAGTCTTGCCATTCATCATATTCTGATGGTTGGCCGTCAAATTCTTCCTCGTCTTCAACTTTGCCAGTTCCGTTGCATGAGTAGCAATCAGATACATCGTCTAAGCCAATACCAGAGCCGTCGCAATCTTCGCAATCTGGTCGCTCAATGTCCATGCCAACAGCATCTTCTGGTGGTAGTCCCATGTGAGCACCTGCTGCGATCTCACCTGCGTGATGATCGTCATAATCTGCTTCGTTTACTTGAAGCTGATAGCCACAACGATCACATTGCTTCGCAGGCCCCATCATTGTGTCACCTTTGTGCATTGTGCCTTTGCGACAACGAATACATTTCTCGCCTTCTGCTTCATCTATTTCACCAGCAAAGTTAAGATTAACAATCTGGTCTTCTTCTTCGAATCCACAAGTGTCACACACGTAGAAAAGATCATCACCATGCCTGTCCATTAAGTCAGATGCGAAATCGCCGCAGTTAGAACATTCACGCTTTGTTTGTGGCTCACTGCTTCTGTTTCGAAACTGCAATCTTCATAACAGTTAGAACACTTGCCAACATCTGGATCACTCTCTACGCCGCAGCAATGGCTTACGATTGTATTTTCTGTGTATTCTTCTTTTAATTTTTCTTCACCGCCACACTTTTCGCAAGCTTTGCCCCATACTTCGCCTACGCCGTCGCATTCAGAACACTGGCCCTCTTCTTCGAAGATTTCTTCATGCTCAATCATTTTCATCTTGAGTTCAAAGTTTTCAGAGATAAGGTCTACAACATCTTTCGTGCTGCAACCACAGTCTTCGTGAATCTTGCCACAACCTTCGCAAACTTCTTCCTCTTCACGAATTCTTGCGTTCTCTAGAACGTTGCTAACGATGTTCTTTTCAAAGTCACTGATACCAGCGCCTTCGATAAGCTTGCCTGCAACTTTACCAACGAAAACAGAAAGATCAGATTCACCAATCATTCGTTCTGCGATTCCACGAACTTTATAACCCATTGCTTGTACTGGATTTTCAAATTCAAATATTTCTTGTTCTGCAAGTTCAGTCTTTTCAGAAATTGCAATTTCTACTTGGCTTGCTTCAAGAATGGCATCGCGCCATGTTTGCTTGTTGTCCATTAGTCGCTTAATTAGTGGAAGCGTATCAGTGATTTTCTCATCAAACTTACGAACTGTAAACATATCTTGTAGATCAGTCGTATCATTTTCTTCAAGTACGTTAGCTTCACGGGCAGAAATTGTTTCGCTCATCGTTGCGTATGACTTAGCACCAGTTAATCCCTTAAGTTCGCCGCGTAGTGTGGCGATATTTTCTTTGACTGTCTTTACAATATCGTCATTAGCTTCATTCATTAGCTTGTTTGTACGTGCGTAACGCACGAACTCAATTAGCTTGATAACATTGCCAGTTGACTCAACGATATACTCGCCAAGTGTGTCTTGCATGTTTCCACCTTCATACATATGACGAGCCATTGCTCGCGCACCTGCTAGATGATTGTGTGGGAAACGAAAACGCTCGCCTGCTTGCTCTAGAAAGATTGCAGAAATCTGGCGACTACGTGAACCACGTATATCTTCATCTACTTCTTTGCGATGGCGCACAACCATCTTAACTGATTCTAGTGTTTGATAGCTTGTCTTTTTAACACCACTCATACGCGATAGGGATGCTTCGCTAATGTCATTCATGTTTGCTTCCTTAAATTGTTTTGCTTGATATGCAAAATCTTTTGGAGTAATCTCTTTGCCAAACACTTGAACTTCATTCTTGAGCATGTTGGTTGTAGCAAGATTCTTGATCTGCTTCATTACACTTTCGATTTCTTCCAGTGTAACGTGTCGATTCTTATTGAATTTGATCTTGCGGTTCTCAGCGTCAAGAGTAACCATATAGTTTGGTTTGTTTACGAAGAAACGGCGGGCTTCTGCGGCATCATTTGTCTCCATGCCCTCTTCATTGAACATGACGAGGTTGTGATTGTGCCCTTTGACGATAGAGAATATCTTTTCGCCAACTTTTTCGTAATTAATCATATTATCTCCTATAGCAGTATTTATCAAAAACTACTTATAATATGAGCATTGGAAGTGGAATTTCCTCGTCATCCCCTTCGAACTGGCCGCCAATGTTACTGGATAGTTGTGCTTGAAGATCATCGTCCCATTGTGCAATATGCTGAACCATACGGACATTTAGTAGCATAGCTGAAATTAAATCATCTTTCTCACCAACGCTGGCCTCGTATGTGTTGCCTCTTGCAATAAAGTATTTCAATTCATGTACAAGATTCTTACTGCGAACATCCATTTTCTTAGTTTCTACTAGTGACTTCAATTTAGCACACGATTCTAGCTTTGTTCTGTGAGTAGTGTTGTATCCCTTGCGCTTTTTTGGTCCTAGATGACGATTTGGGTCATGCATGAATGTGCCTGGGAATCGTTCTTCGCCAGTATCACGAATAACAACAAGACATGCTTCACCAAGCGAATTGTTTTCAACTGTCCAATAAATATCAGACTTTGGTGCGCGATGATGAATCTCTAGTAATATACCACGCAGTATCTTAATTTGTATTTCGACTGTACTCTTATTGTGTTGCCACTCTGCCACTTGTTTTAATGACGGTAGCTCAAGTACTTGTATAGCAGCATCATCACCACCAGTACCCATAGATGGATCAAGTGCAACACAATAGGATCGCCCATCACGTATCTTATCATACCAGCGTACTTGCCCTGTCTTATGAATCTCATTTTGTGTTTCAAATCCCAACTGAGATAGTGCCATAGAACTAATCAACGTTTCGTTGAATGAAATGAACTGGCACTCATGCTCTCGCTTAAACTGATCTTCACCAACCTTAGCTTGCTCTAGTCGCGCCCATTCATCATCACGATCAGGATGTGCTTCCCATGTTGCAAAGTATCCTTTAAATCCATTTGTTCCAACTTCTGACTTGTTGCCCCACTCATCAATGGTACGTTGAGATTCAAACCAAATTTGAGCGAACTGGTCATCATCAACGTTTGGTGTAGATGTAATAAGACATTTACCACCAGTAGATAGTGTTGGTGATAGAGAAGTCCAGAAATCTCTTGCGACTTGCGGTGGTACGAAAGCAAACTCATCAAGATATACAAGAGATAGCGCAAGACCACGACCAGTAGTTGGTGTTGTTGCTTGCGAAAGTATACGTGAGCCATTATCGAATGTTAGTCTAGTTTTGTTGTACTCTGCTGCACCTGCACGAATATGGTTTGGCAATTCTTCATAGCAATAGCGAATTTTCTGCATGATTTCATCAGCACCTTCTCGCTTATGTGCTGCGATAAGGATAGTAGAATCTGGTTTGAACATAGCAAACCAAAGTAGATAGCCTGCCGCAAGTGTTGTCTTGCCTAGCTGGCGACCAATCATAGCAATAGAATAGCGATGCTCATTATATACAGCACAGAGATCCCGCTGAAAATCATACGGGGTAAATTTAACCTTACCTTGAATTGGATGCTGCACATACATGAAATTTTCCATGAAGTACATTGGTCCTGTGATTGGATCAATACAGTTTTTAAGTTCGTCTGCCATTTCTGGCGTAAAGCGAACTTTAGCATGTGCTTTTTTGATTAATTCGTTATCTAATTGTGCCATATGAGTATTTAGCAGACAAAAATGGGGCCGAAGCCCCATTTTTATGCATTTCCTTATGAATTAAGACTTGCGAAACCTGCGATATGATTGCTTCATGCTTTCATAGACTGCATCAGTCTCTTTACTACGCATACGATTCTTCATAGCGTTGTCGCCGTAGCCACTTGCTGTTGGGCCTAGATCGTCAGATGGTGATTGATGCGATCCCTTTGGAAAGAAATCTTCTCCATCAGCATACTTCTTGTCATTGTAACCATTCTGTAAATCTTCTTCAACTTCAGCTTCACGATTTGATGGGTGACCTGGGTTTCCACGACTAGTATAATTATAGTCGATGCCTTTTTCAAAGCCTTGTCTACGTAGCATGTTTTCGATTTTCTTTGAGTACTCTTCAGGAATACCAACTTCATTATGCATGCCGAAGATAACTCGATCACCAATTTCATCTGCTACTGCATAATATGCTTGCTCATCAACAAAGTCAATGAAGTCATACCCTGCGCCATTTGATTCATTCATTTCTGTTGATTCAATGATTGTGCCTTCGCCGTCACACTTGTAACATACTTCATCTTTTTCGTAGTTTGAACCACGACCTTGACAAGCAGGACAAGTCATTTCTTCTGGTTCTGGTCTTGGAACTGGATTTACCCATCCCTCTGGTGGTGGATTTTTCTTGGATAGATTTGTAACAATCTTATTCCAGTTTCTAGCAAACGCACTAGATCCCGCTGTTGGGGATATTTGGCTTTTACGCCAGTAATAGTAGTCCATCAAGTCTTCTGGATCATTTTCCCACCAAACTTCTTGTGGCTTAATGTTACCAAAGAAGCCTTTAGTCTTAGATTCTTCGTTGACTTGCGCTAGGCCTGCTGCTTTACGCAATTCGTTCATTTCAATTGTTTCGTAGTACTGGCTATCGCCATAATACTCGCCACCAAAATCAGATAGGTCTTCACCAGAATCATAATCTTCATCACCAACATCAACCATTGCATCATCATCGTGTGCAAATTCATCATCGCCTGGGCCTTCTTCTATGTAAGTAACGCCTGCTGCATTCATAAATAATTCCTTGTTAAAGCGTGGATTTGATGCTGCGAATTTTGCAGCATATTCTTCTGCTTGTTGTTGGCGAATAAATGGGTCGCCGATGTTCTGAAGTGTATCTGCTACCATACGAAAATCTTGGCGCGTGTACGTTGCTTCATCAATTGGGTAATCATCACTAAATGGTTCGCTGTCTGACATATCACGATCAAATGCTTGTAGATTAGTTTCATCATAATCATCTGGATAATCGCCTTCACCTGTATCATATGTGTCTTCAACATCTTGTGGTGGTGCTAGAAAATCTTCTTCTACTTCGCCTTCGAAAATTTCACCTTCGCCATTACAGCGGTCGCAATCCCACAGTCCTTGTTCATCGCCACCAGCATGTACTTGGCCGCTGCCTTCGCAATCGGGACACATATTTGTTGCTGGTTCGAATTCTTCATCATATTCGCGTACCATTTCAACATTTTCATCTGCATGAGTAAATGGACTGCATTCGCCGTCATCATTCTTCTCTGCATCGTCAGATTTGTCACAATCTTCTACGATTGGGAGTCCTGCTGCTTTACGCAATTCGTTTAGTTCATCTGTCATATTCGTTTCCTTAAGTGAGCTTCTACGAAACTCCTCCACGTACTTATCAAATTCTTCAGGGCTTATCTCCTGATATGGTGAGTGATCTATTGTGAATCGTTCACCATCTGGCGTAATTAAGTAATGCCAAATTTTACTGTTGTTACCATCGAATTCAATTTCTTCATCTCGTTCGTAACGGTAACCACTTTCTTCTAATTCTTCTTCACCATCTTCAGGTGAGTTATCAGCAGAACCAACTAGCTTCTGCTTTTTGCCTTTCTTGTACAAGTAATCATCTGGCTTACTTGCCATTGTTGCATAAGGCGCACTCTTATCAGAGTAAGGCTTATTTTTGCGGCCCATCTGTAGTGTCTCCACCCATTACTGACCATCCACCCTGTTCGCCAACATCTGGTGTAGCAACACTTGTATTGTCTACTGCTGTTTTTGACATGAGAGGATTTTCAACTTCAACTACTGGACGCTCTTTCTTTGCATCGGACAGTTCTTTAAGGAAGTTTTCGTTATATTCTTTACCGTACGCTGGCTTTTCGTCTGCTGGATATTCGTTACCTAGTGCAGTTTCATATGCGTCATCTTTGCCTGCTGTGATTGCCATTTTTTCAATGTTGTATGCATCACGCGGATCATATGAGTTATATACAGCAATTTCTTGTTGGCTGATTGCTACTTTATCAGAGATGAATACTCGTAGCTCGTCAACTGTTACTGGATAGCCAAGTACAATTTCTGCTGTAAATACCTTAGCATTACGTACATTTGGAAAGTCAAGTGGTGACTGCTGAATTGGAGATTCAGTAAATTTACCAATTGAATGAAGGTCAAATTTAGCCAGTGCATTTTCCAATGCGTCTTTCTGGTCTGCGCCCAACTCATTTACAGCAAACTTAATGCGATAAGTATACTCTTTCGCGGATTCTACCAAGTAATAGTCTTTATATGCGTTTGTCATTCGGAAAAATTCCTCTGTTCATTTTGTAGTATTTATCAAATACTAGAAATAAAAGAGCCTTATTCTTCCTTCGTGATGTGCAAGTGTCTTAATAGTTCGTTGCGGTCAAATTCCACGCCATCTTCGCTTATTGGGTCATTCATGTTAGCACCCGCCAGACGATCCATGCGCATTTTCTTCAACTGTAGGTCGATTGTTTTGAGTTTTCGATTGATTTTAGCTTCTTTGGCATCCAAGGAAGTCTTTAGCATAGACGCAGCCACTTCCATCATGCGACCACTATGCGCATCCGACATATTCATGGCTAAGTCTTTTAGTTCTGCGTATGCTTCAAGCGCCTCTTTGGCAATGTCATCCATCTCACTATCATTGTTATCAAGATCATCTACTCTCGTTAGGGCATGGTCTATCTTTTCAGCAACAGTCAGTGCTTTGATAATCTGTGTAGTCTCGTCTTCTGTGCTGACCTCAACTACAGGGTTAACTTCAATTTCTTTTACTTCTACCTTTAGCACTTCTTTGATTGGTGGCAGATTGAATGTTTCTTCTAAACTCTTAGTCATGCGTTGATCTCCATTATACGTGTATTTATCACTTAATGGAATGCATTATATCAGTTTTGATTATTTCTTCTTTTTCTTGCCGAATAATTGATTTTCATTGATAACGCGAAACTTCAATCCATGCTTCTTGCAAAAGTTTGCAGCCGCCTGCCATTTCGCCATGTTCACTGCATATCTTAGTTTATCGCCTTTTGTTTTGGCTTCACTAAGCGATGATTCTTTTGCTGGTTTTACTTCAATGAGTTCTTGGTGCTTATTTCCATGCTTATCTACGTAAACCAGTAACATATCAGGAATGTATACTGATGATTTTCTGGTTAATGGATTTATGTATGGAATTTTTATAGGTTCAGCAACCCAACTAACGACATTTGGGTGGTTATCAGCCAAACGAAAAAGTGTGAGTTCCCAACTACTTCGGTATCGCGGGAGATTTGGGCCCGCATACTTGTCTGGATTGTTTGGAGTGTAAGTATCGCTTGCGTACTTCTTTCGTCTAGCCATTATGCTAATAGATAACGTGACCTTACGCTAGTTCTATTATCTACTCCCTTTGATGCTGCAAGCTGACTTGTCCCATCTCGCAGTTGATTGATGAATTTGTATGTGTTTGCTTCAAGTAGTGATAGTGTTGCTGTGTTTGATCCTTCCAGCAAAGACATAACGCTAACTCCTTGCGCTCTAGCAGCATCTACCATGACAACTGCCATTGTTTTTGCAGCAAGTGGTTCTGCGCCACGTTGCTGTAGATAACCTTGTGCAGCATCGAACTCTGCGATATTAATTGAGGCAGATACCAAGTTAGTATCGAATGTTCGCTGTACATCAGCGGGGCGTACTATTTCACTTCCTTGTCCATCTTTTACTACATTTACTAGTTTGCCATTGTTCTGTCTTGCAGCAACATCAGCACCCAAGTATCTAACGAGGTTTGTTGAGATTCTATTTGCAGCCATTATCCACCGCCTGTTATGCCTGTTACAACTGAGTTTAAGCCTGCCGTTGCAACGGCACCCACGCCTGAAGCAAATCTATTTTTTGTTCTATTCACAGCACCGCGTCCAATGTTATTTGCTGTTGTTTTAAGTAAGTTAATTGGATCAGGATTGAAGCTTACTGTGCCACCAAAAATACTGGTTGCCGCTACTGATCCAATTGCGCCTGGGATTGATGCGAAAATATCACTGACACCACCAGTTAATCTTTGTAGGTTCTGTTGTCCAACAACTGAGCTAACAGTTTGGCCGAAACGAGATGATAACCAGTTTCCACTTGCCATTCCCATTGAATCTACAACAGCGCCTGGCCCGCATGTTGTTACATTTGGAAATTGTGCAAGCGCAGCGTTTGTTAAGTTTCGTCCAGAAATTGGTGAACGTATTGTAATAAGATTTGAGAGTTCATGGAAATCTCCATATCTAAATCGTTCTAGTTCATTCTGGTCAAGTTGCTCATTGATGTTTGCATAAATTACGCCTTCATGCTCGAATTCAAATCGCATTTCAACTAAGCCACTACTATCTTCATAGTCTAATGTATCATGTTGAAATGTAGAAACACGAGGGTGTATAATGCGTGTGCGAGAAAACTTACCACCATGAACTTGAAATACATCCATGCTCTCTATTAAATATTTGGAGTTGCCTACTCGCTTCAGATTGTAACCATAATTATCAGCAAAAGCCTCTGTGATCGTATCATCTAAGTACTGATCTCTGCGATGTTCTGGTGCTGCTGTTCCATTGAATGCATTAAGAAATGTTTCTAGAAATGTTCCAAGTATTGTGTTACCTGCGCCAGTGCTTTGTCCCAAGTCTAGCTTCTCATTTGCAACGCCGTCTTTGAAGTAGTATTCATAGTACATTTCCCACAGGCGCAACATTCGACCTTCCACAGAGTCGTGGAAAGTCATGGCTATGGGTGTATAATTAATGCGCTTTTGTGAAATGCGCTTCTTGTTGTACTGGTTTAAAATTTCAGTATCAATCGTCATCGAAGGCATCGTTACGCTTTTTACCATCTGAGTAACAATGTCTTGGTCTACATTATTCAAGAACGCTTGTACGAAATTTCTTACAGCAGGGTCTGCTTCATTGAAATTGAATTTTACAAAAAACTCAAACTTGTGTCGAGGCGTTCCATTAACAAGATTCGTTTTATTGAACCCATAAGCATTGGCGGCATGTCGAGAATCGCGCATATGCACGTTTTGGTCGAATATGCCGCCAAAAATTCCTTCGAAACTCTTAGCCAAGTTAGTGTCCTACTAGTTAGCCAACGCTCGTGCCGCCCGTAAACCCATCAAGAATGTTAGGGAACGGATCGCCACCAACTGTTGTGCCGTCGTTATCGTTTGGTCCGCTTAGAAGTGTGGCATTGTCATAACGTACTGTCATTTGAATACGCATGAACTCACCGCCGCTTTCATAGTTAAATTCGTTGTTTACAACGTTTGTTAAGAAACAACCATCTAGCTGCCAACTCTCAAGTTCTTCTGCATTCGTTCCATCAAGTGTTTGAATTTGCATACTGAACTTATAGTTTGTTCCTGCAACTGGGCCGATTTGCTCAAAGTGGTTTAGCTGGCGCTGAACCTGTGAACTAACGGCGGAAGTTACAGCATTTGTAATGTCATCCCTTACTGTAACGTCGATTGGTTGCCACTCATGCTTGCCCATTGCGTATGCAATAGAGTTATATGAGTGTACTGGAACCTCAGTATACGTAATGTTAGGGCGTGTAACAGATACAACGTTTGCTGTTAGTTCGCGTAGATTGTCGTTGGTTCCAAAGTTGCTAAACAGAATACGAAAGCGATAGGATAGCTTTGGTTGAAGCATACCCAGCTTGTTGCCGTCTAATGGAATACCAAATTTACTTAAATCTGCCATTTATAATGTTCTCCTGTGAACAGTTCTAATACACACTTATTTATCAAATTTCGAAAATAATTTTCCTGACCCTAAAAAAATACCCCGACGAGCGGGGTATTTTCTTGTTTGTGGGTCCTTCTTATAAGTTCAAATCGTCGCCTGTGTTCTGGATACGAATTGGGATAAAGATGAACTCTACAGACTTGATTGGCTGGATAGCAATAAGCGTCGATGCGAGCAGGAGTGTTATTGCTCTCGTCCACAACTACTAGGAAGTCATTCAAGCCACGTAGCGTTACTAGCTCTGCTAGGAATGCGTCAAACGCATCTTTCACAGCGCCGCGTGTTACTGTGTCGTTAGGCTCAAACAAGAATGGCTGTGCCAACTGGTCTGCTTGATAACGAACATAGTTCACGAGGCGAGCAACATTAATACGATCTAGAGCAGACGAAGTAGCCTGTCTTGTCTTCTGACCAAATGCAACCAGTCCTCTGTTTGGAATGTTTGCAATTGGATTAACGTTGTTCTGCTGTAGAACATCACGTTGTCCTTGTGTTAGTGATACTGGAACAAACTCATCGTTTGAATCCAAGTAGCCAACTGCTGATGCATTAGTTACTGTGCCGCGTGTGAAGCCTGCTGGTGCGTACCAAGGGTAAGCAACGTTGTCATTCTGCGCCATCACACGAAGCATCATGTGACTTGATGGAACAACTACTTCACTACCATCTGTATTAGTAGATAGACCAGATGGGTAGTAAACACCCAAGTAGCTATCTGCTGTTACTAGACCATCTTCGCCGTTGCCTGCTGCGTTAGCAGAGTTAGAAGCCCATGCTTGCAAAGCAGTTGTACTGTTTGACAAGTTGAATGGGGAATCACCAAGAACAAAAGCTTGCTCTTTACGGTCAACGTTTAGTGCAACCATTTCATCAATAAGTTCTTCGTAGCCAGGAACAGCAATTAGATTGAAGAAAATTGTATCGTCACGAATTTCTTCATTACCAACTAGTACCGCAGCAAGTGCTTGTGTAACTACTGCTTTCTGCGCACGTTGTCCTGTAATCAAGCTACCATCTTGGTTGTTGCCACTTG